TTTCAGGTCATCGAGCGGCGCATGACGGTTGTCCGGGTTAAGACTGTAATGCACTGGATGCTGTTACAGGACAAACAGAGCCCCTTCAATCACAACTCGATTCCATTGGTCCCGTATATGGGGCTTCAGTTCATGGCCGAGCCGTTCGGCCTAGTCGAGTACCTGAAAGATCCGCAGAAGCTAAAGAACAAATCCCTTTCGAACCTGCTCAATCATCTTAATCGAAGTGCTAATAGCGGCTGGCTAAACAAGAAAGGCGACGGCGCCGACCTTCAGACACTACAAGCTTTCGGATCCGCGGCCGGCGTCGTCATCGAATACGAAACCGAGAAGCCTGAGCGAATCGAGCCCGCGCGCTTAGATACCGGGCACTTCGCGCTATTCAACGCGTCGGATGAAGTCATTGCAAAGATCAGTCTGCTAAACGCCGAGATTCAGGGAACCACCACACAGCAGACCACTTCCGGAAAAGCCATCGAAGCGCGCCAAAAGGGCGGCATGATCGGAAACGAGGATTTTTTCGACAATGCGCTGTTGGGGGACAAGATGCTTGGCTACCAGCTTATCAGCAACATTCAGCAGGTCTTTACCGGGGAAAGGATCATGCGGGTTATGGGGCGCCAGCAAGCGCGAAGCCCGCAAGAGCAAGCGGCAAAGATGTTTGCCGAGTTGCAGAAGGCGCCCGATAGATTGGCGCAGACCGTCGATAGAGTGCTCAAGGCCGAATACGATTATGTGATCGACCGTTCCCCGTCTTCGGTCACGATCCGGCAAGAGCAGTTCAAAATGCTGATGGAAGCTGCGAAGAACTTCCCTGATTCGATCCCTCCGGACGTTCTAGTCGAGGCGTCAGACCTATCGGAGAACTTCAAGACTCGGATCAAAGAACACATCGCGATGATGCAGCAGCAGATGCAGCAGATGGAACAGGCCAAGATGGCAACGCAAGCCGTTGGCGCTATGGCTAAGGCCAGAAACGGCGCCGTTCAATGAATCCTATTAGTTGCGACGATTGTGGACACCACAAGTGCAACGACTGTTGGAACATGAGTCGATGTTGCCAATGTCGATCAGTTATTACCGAAGCTCACCCCAACCAGGGGCTCCCTTCGCAACCGAAGGAGTCCCGAATTGGCAACCGAAAATCTCTCAAGCGATCAGCTTGAAGAAGTAAAAGTCGATGAAACCAACTATCCCGGCGCGCCTGAATCACAGGACGTAGGGGAAAAGGAATCATCGTCCCAAGACAAACCTGCAACCGAAACGCCGGCCAAACCGGATTGGCGTGTCGAGAAGTATGGGGAGGATTGGGAAAACACCGCGGCCTATTGGAAAGACACGTCATCGTACTGGCGGGAAGAACTAAAGAAGAAAACCGCCAAGACGTTTGAATCGCTCGATCAGCCGGAAAAGCCAGCAGCGCAAAGCAATCAGCGAAGCGCGGCCGAGCCCGAAGGCGACACCGATGTCGATAATATAACGTCGGTCAAAGACCTTATCACGCACATGCGTAGTGAGGTTGAGAAGACCTTCGATGAGAAGCTTTCCGCCCGCCAAGTTCAAGACCGCTTTGCATCTTCGATGCGTGCCGCGCGCGAAGAGTACCAGGGGGATTCTGCCGCGGGGATCCCATCATTTACCGAGCTAGAGCAGGAGATTTTGATCCCATTGTGCGAGAAGCAGCCGCAAATCTTGCAGTTGATTAAAAGCATGGAGGATCCAAAAGCCGCAGCTTACACGCTCGGAATGATGCTCAAATTGCAGGGCGGATTTATGGACGTGCTACGCGGCCAAGGCCGGGCCGAGCTCACCAGCAAAATAAACTCAGTCACCAAAGAAGCGGTGAGAATGGGCAAAGGCGGCGCCGGTAAGAAGTCCGGCAAATCTACCGCGGCCGATATCTGGAATATGTCGAAAGAGGATTTCGAGAAAGACTCGGCCAAAGTCATAAACGGCCGCGAATAACTAACAACTCCGAAGCTCACCGCTGCGAAGCAAATCCCTCCGGGTTTGTGGCGGCTCCCTTCGCTAGACAAATTCTCGCTCCACCCGGGGCGAAGAAGGGACCGCGACAATGGCAACTCCCTACGTCACATTAGAAGACGACACACAAGCATTTTACGATAGAAACCTTCTCGAACGCGCCTTGCCGGCATTGCTGCATGACAAGTTCGGCCAAGAGCGACCACTACAAACGCGATCTACCAGGAAGAAAACTTTCAGACGGTGGAGCGCACTAACCCCGACCACGACCGCGCTCGTTGAAGGCGTGACACCCGTTGGAAGCTCGCTTGCCAAGACCGATGTCACCGTAACGCTGAAGCAGTTTGGCGATTACGTCACCGTGACCGATGTCGCAACCTGGGCCAGCCGGGACCCCGTTCTTACGGAAACCGCGCAAGTGCTAGGCGAGCAGGCCGGCCAGTCATTAGACCAGGTTTACCGCGATGTCTTGGTTGCTGGAACTTCCGTCTTTTGCACCGAAGATGATTCGGGAACCGTTATCGGTACAACCCGAACCAACATCGATGGGCTAATCAACACTCCGCTCATCCGAATTGCAGTTAGGTATCTGCAACTGCAAAACGCCAAGCCTTTCACCAAGCTAATCACCCCGAAGCCCGGCGTCGGATCTACCGCCGTTCTGCCTTCGTTCTGGGGGATCGTTCACCCGGCGGTTTACTACACCCTGCGAACCCTTACCGGGTTTGTCTCGGTTAAGGATTACGCCTCTCAGTCCGAAGTAATGAGTCCGTGGGAAATCGGCAATTACCAAGATGTCAGATTTTGTATGTCCACCCACGCAAAGATTTTCATTGATGCGGGCGCCAACAAGGGAACCGGGCACGCTTCAACCGGGACGGTCAAGGAAGACGTTTACGCGACGTTGATTTTCGCAATGAACGCCTACGGCATTGTCCCGATGAACGGACACGCGATGGAAAACATCGTCAAGCCGCTCGGCTCGGCCGGAACCGCGGATCCATTGAACCAGCGGGCAACTAGCGGCTGGAAGGCTTACACCAACGCAATCATTTTAAACGACGCTTTTATGACTCGTTTAGAAAGCGGCGCATTGGCCTAAACAATTTTTGCAACGCGGCCGAGTGAGGGCACGTAGAAACACGGATCGGTATCGCCGGGGATCGCGGCTAAGAAGTTTCCGACCGACCCGCGGCCGCACGCAAGAGAGGAAAAAAGAAAATGGCAGCAGCAACAGCAATCAGCAAGAAAGCGGAGTTTTTCATCCCAGGTGGAAAAATCGAAGTGTGGAAATTCACGCTCGATCCGGCTTCGATGGCGGCGGCCGCACAAGACATTTCGACTGTGGCAATTCCCGGCTTAGCGGTCGGTGATTTAGTCCTTAGTGTATGTGTCGAGGCGCCCGAATCGGCTTTGAATCTTCAAGGCGGGAAAGTCACAGCGACCGATGTTTTGTCGGTTTACCTAAATAACAACATTACCGTCACCACCGCGCTTGATAGCGCGGCGCTAGTTTATAACGCGACGATTCTAAAAATCTCAGCGACCGCGGCGAGCTAAATACTCGTCCGTTATCGACCTGGCCGGCGCCGAGGTGGGGTTACACTCCTTTCCTTACCGGAGCCCGGCCGGGGTCAGCCAATAAGGAGGAAGGATTTTATGGCAGCAAAAGCAGCAATCAAAGAAGAAGCGATTGAGATACCGTCCGGCGAACTCTTAACCAGCGCCCACGAGCGCCAGCAAAGAGAGCAGCACTATTGGATTGAGTTTCACCAGATGGAAGACGACGCCGTTGACTCGGTTCACATCGGAGCAGCCGGCGTGTCGTACAACGTTCGCAAGGGCCAGCGTGTGCCGCTTCCTCAGTCGGCAATTAACGCGCTCAATATGGCCGTTCAGGAGCTCCACGAGCCCGTTATTGTAAACGAGCGGCGCTATCTACGGCATACCAAACGGCACCGCTTTCCTTTCACGATCAGCGGGCCTTGCTCACCGGAAGAGGCAAAACGCTGGAAGCAAAACCAGGCAAGATCCCAAACCGCAGCGCTTACACCCGTTGATGATCTTAACGACGGGATGCAGCTTCGCGACGAGCCCGATACCGATGATGAAGGCGGAAGGCTTGAAAGGTTGCCCGAATGAATATGCCTAAAAACTGGAAGACTACGGTCAGCGGAATTATCACCGCAATCGGACCTGTCGCCGTAGCGTTACCGCCACCCTACAACTTTATCGCGGCCGGCCTTGGCGCGGTGGGCGCTGTTCTATTGGGAACCACGGCCAAGAGTTACGACGTGCACTCAACTGCGGCCGAAGTTAGACAAGCGCAATGACAAAGAATCAGATAATCGACCGATGCGCTGAGTTGCTTCAAGATGATTCGGGACCGATGCGGATCATGTTGGGGCACTGGATCGACATTGTTCTAAACGATATCGCCAGTCGCGGCTTACTAAAGACGCTCAAGCGCGAAGAATCGACTTCTCTTGTTGCCGGGCAACGTCAGTACAATTTACCCGA